ACAAAGTGCTGTGGACTGGTTGGTTGAACAGTACAAGAAAGTTGGTGGGATTTCTATAAGTATGGCAGAAAAAGCCAAACAAATGGAGAATGATAAATTGGAATCTCTCAAGGATTTTGAAACTTGGAAAGAATGGAAAAACAAATAATATGGGAAAGTTATCAATGTTAACACGACTACGACTAAAGATCGGATCAATAGGGTGGAAAATGTTTATCTGGGGTGCTGATACAACAGAAGAAAAATATTGGGATGACATCTATGAATTAGAAAAATTGCGTAGAGAACAAAAAGAAGAGGAGGAATAATATGAATAATTTAGATAAACAATATAAAGATTTACTCCAAGACATTTTGGATAATGGAGTGACAAAATCGGATCGTACTGGGACTGGCACCATTTCAGTATTCGGTAGACAGATCCGTCATAAAATGAGTGAAGGTTTCCCTTTACTTACAACAAAGAAAATGGCTTGGAAAACTATGGTGACCGAGTTGTTATGGTTCCTTCGTGGTGACACAAACATTAAGTTCCTCGTTGATAATGGTTGTCACATTTGGGATGGTGATGCGTATAAGTCGTATTGTAAACATTTTGTTGGTTACGAAGATATCCCAAACAAAGAATGGTTTATTGATATGATTAAAACAGATGATGAGTTTGCTAAAAAGTGGGGTGAATTAGGTCCAATATATGGAGCACAATGGAGAAATTGGTCAGGTAAATTAAGTGAGGATGTAATTGGTGATAACCATAGGTTATGGAATTTAAATTTAAATAAACAAGGTGTTGACCAAATCTCAAACCTAATCAACGACCTTAAAACTAACCCAGACTCAAGACGACTGATGGTAAATGCGTGGAATGTAGGTGAAATAGACCAAATGACACTTCCTCCTTGTCATTACGGATTCCAAGTTTATACAAGAGAGTTGAGTATTAAAGAAAGAATTGCCGAACATAGTAGGAGAGGTTACGCACCAAATATCGATCCATTGGATTATGTACCAACACGAGCAATCTCATTAATGTGGAATCAACGAAGTGTAGATACATTCTTAGGTTTACCATTCAACATCGCATCTTACGGATTGTTACTTACAATCTTGGCAAAAGAAGTGAATATGGTTCCTGACCAGTTGATTGGAAACTTAGGTGATACTCACTTATATTTAAATCACCTTGAACAAGCAAAAGAGCAGATTGGTAGAGAACCATTTGAGTTACCAACACTAAATCAGTTCCCAACTTATGAAGGATCAAGACCAAGTATTGAATCTTATGTTGTGAGTGATTTCACATTGAAGGATTATCAATCACACCCATCTATTAAGGCACCACTATCGAATTGATTATGGGAACAATAAAAATTTATTAAAAAACATGGAAAACACAAAATTTAAAGTAGGAGACAAAGCAATTAAAGTGAAAGGGTATAAGTTCCCATGTACAATCGTATCAGTATTCCAAACAGTAGAAGGGAATGTACGAGTTGTGGGTGAGATGGACGATTATGGATTACTACACATTTTTAACGAAGAACAATTAGAAAAGGCAAATTAATATGAATTACGGAAAAGAGTTTAGAAGTTTCGCAAAGAGCGAAGGGATTAGTTCACTGGTGTTAGATCAGTTTGAGAATGGTTTAACACCATATGTGTTGGAGGAAAGAGAATTGAGAGCAACTCAGATTGATATCTTCTCAAGATTACTAAGAGATAGGATATTATGGGTTTCAGGTCCGGTAGACCAACATATGTCAGACATCGTACAAGCGCAATTATTGTTCTTGGATTCAGTTGAGAAGAAAGACATCACACTTTATATCAATAGTCCTGGTGGATCAGTTATGTGTGGACTTGGTATTGTAGATTTAATGAACTATGTAAGTTCAGATATTGTAACAACAAACTTGGGTATGTGTGCATCGATGGGATCAGTCCTATTATCATCAGGAACAAAAGGTAAGCGTTCATCATTAATCCATTCAAAGGTAATGACCCACCAAGTAAGTCATGGAACACGAGGAAACATCCAAGATACTCGTATTAATCAAATGGAAGGTGAAAAATACAACTACATTTTGTTTAAAATCTTGGCTGAGAATTGTGGAAAATCATTCCAAGAAGTATTAGACTTCTCAAGTCGTGACAGATGGTATAGTTCAGATGAGGCGGTTGAGTTTGGTTTGATTGATGAGGTTATCGGAACAGAAAAGAATAAGTCAATCACAAACTATCTGGATGGGTTTGAAGATTACTATAAAAAAGAGATTTTGAACGTAAAATAAATGTTTACAGATAAAAATCTTAATCTATTTTTATTATATGGAAAAAGAAATATTAAAAGAAACAGTAAGTAAAGAAAAACCTTCACCTACGAAAAAAAGAAATTACAAACCTAGAAAGAAAAAAGAACCAAAATTTGATTTAAATGAAGAGTTGGTCATGAGATCTGAAGAAGTACCAAATATCAAAGGACTCCCAAAACAAGTCGGATACTATATTGTTGGTAAAGGGTTTCACATATTCTTCCAAAAAAAACCAAATGTTATCCATAGATACTTTACCAAGTTATTATTGGGTTGGAAATGGCACGACCAAAAATAAAACGAATCCATGTGAATCAACACCATATCAGATCCAATAAACAAAAAGGAACTGATCTACCTGTGATTACAATTAAGGAAGGTAATACAAATACCTATTGTAATGAGGTTGAAATACTTGGACCAAGTAAAATTATATATGGTGGATCAGGTTGTGATGAAAAACCACTCTTGAGTTGTGGAGCAAGAGTAGTTATTGAAACAACAAGTGAAATAAAAATCATTTCATAAAAAAACCCCTCTTTACGGAGGGGTTTTCTGTTTTACTTAAGTAAGTTATAATATTCTTTAAAGTGTTTGATACGATCAGCCAAACCGATAGTACCACCATTCACTCGTTTTGTAACTGCCGTTACCGTAGCGTCGTCAGCACCTTTATCACAAATAGACCAAAGTTTATTTGAGTCAAAGAAGAAACCAGCGGATGCCAAAGGATACTTAGTTGCAACTAAATCAGGATTAGATACACAATCCTCACCGATGAATTTAGTGAAGTTAGTGTAGTTTGCTTTTCCTGTTAATTGGATGTAACCACGGCCTCTAAATTTAAATCCTTCCTTAGATGCTTCGTCACCATTACCCATTCTTGATGCGTAAACGCGAGAAGCAATTTTCTCAGGTTGACGAGCGTAAGACTCATTCAAGTTACCAGGGAAATACTTCCCAAAGATCTTCTTCAAACCATCGGCTGAGTAATTCAAGTTCTCACTAACCGCTTTGAAATTACCTGACTCATGACCACATTGTGATAAGAAGTGAGCTAATCTTAAGTTGTTTGTAATGTTGAATTTTGCGGCGGTTTCAGGGATTTGAGCGAGAACGGCATCAGGAATATGACCCTTTAACTTTTCAATGTTCAATGATCCACTTGTTGGTATAACAACATCTTCTTTAATAACTGCAGCAACTGGTTTTGACTCACCAAATAATTTAGACCAAGTAGCATCACCAACGATACCATCGTCCTTAAGTCCATTTGCTTTTTGCCATGCTTTTACCGCAGCTTCTGTTTTAGGTCCGAACTTTCCTATCGCTTCCACACCTAGTTTTTCTTGGAGTTTTTTTACGTCAGCTCCTTCTGACCCAACTTTTAATACCATAACTTTTTGATTTTCCTATAAATACTAAATTGATAAACAAAGTAAAGATTTAATGGTAAAAAAAATGTCAGATCGTCAACTTTAAGATACTTATAGAAAAAACATATTTATGGGATATACAAGAGAAAAGGTCGAGGCTGCCGTTAAAGCCAAAGGGTATGTTTACTTCGAAGACACAAGTAACAAAGGATTCGACGTAAACATTATTAGTATAAGAAACTCATCAACGGGACAAAAAGTCACGAATGTGTTTGACGACTTAATTACGTTAAGTTACAAAGATGAAACAGGTACGTGGAAATATCATGAATGGCCTGGAACAACAGATCCCGGTAAAAAGGGTGTTATGGAATATCATAACGCTGCGGGTGTTGCTAGACTTGTTGAGGGACAATACAGAGGTTCACACTCTATTGGTCTTCATCAAGGTAAATACGAAGCACTTAAACAAGCAAAGAACGTAAAAGTTTATCGTGACGCAAATCGTGATATGACTTATGATGAGAGTAAAATTGCTGAAGGTGTGTTTGGTATTAATATTCACAAAGCAGGTGCTGACTCAACTTATGTTGAAAATTGGTCGGAAGGTTGTACTGTGTTTAAAAAAGCGGCAGACTTCGAAGAGTTTATGAAGATCTGTAGAAAGGCAAAAGACATTCACGGAAATTCTTTTACCTATACGCTAATTGAAAGTTCAGATATTAAATAATGGAAATTGGGATTTACAAGATTGTTAATCAAATCAACGGTAATTTTTATGTGGGTTCATCTAAAAATATTAGAAGAAGGTGGAAAGAACATTTACAAAAATTAAAATCTAACAACCACCAAAATATTTTATTACAAAGATCTTGGAATAAGTATGGTGAAAATAATTTTAGATTTGAAATTATTGAAGAATGTAAGTTAGAACATTTACTCGAAAGAGAAAATTTTTATCTAAAACAAAACCCTAAGTATAATATCGTAAAAATTGCTAAAGGAGGAGACACAATTTCAAACAATCCCAAAAGAGATTTAATAATTGAAAAAATTTCTAAAAGTAGTTCAGGTGTTAATAACCCTAATTATGGAGGAAAATTCAAAAATGACGATTGGTTAGAAAAACAAAAATTGTCGAATAGTAAGGTTCACTTGAGGATCATTGACACAATTAATGGGCATGAATACGAATTCTTGAATTCTAAAGATGCTGCAAAATTCTTTAATTGTTCCGCAAGTGCCATACGAGAAAATAAAAAAAACAATTGGAAACTAAAAGGTAGATTTCTGATTACAAATAAAAACTAAAACTTAAAAACTACTAAAATGAAACAATTAAAAGGTCTATTATTTGGACTTTTATTTTTATTACCGTTTATCGGTAAAGCACAGGTACCTGTAGCACCATCAAATGGTGTGTGGGGTATCATCGCATCCCAATATCAAGTTGGGACAACAGCACAAGGTAACACAACTGCTAAAGTAACGTTACAGAATACAACCCTAACCAAATATGCGGGTATTCAGTTTAGATTATTCTACGACAATACCGCATTTACAAACGCGGCGGTTTCATTAATCGGATCAACAACAAACCTTGATCTACAATATGTTACCAACACGGCGAATGGTTATATCACAATCACGTTGGTTTATACGGGACCAAGTGCTACTTACACGTTGGCGAATGGTGAGAGATTTTTAATCACCTTCACTCACGCAGCACCTGCGGTATTCAATAACTTATCATCTATCACACCACTTACTTGGACAGGAGCGCAAACGTTCCAACCAATTGCGGCAAAACAAGATGGTATGGATACAACCCTTAACGTTCACAACTACGGAGGTCAGTTCATTTTCCAAAACTTCCAATTTGCAGGGACTTTCACTAACGTAACAGGAACACCTGCTAAGTCTCTATCTTTAGCTTTAGAAAGAAGACCACAAACAGGAGGTTCATGGGCACAACACTCAACCTATGTAACTGACTTAACTGGTAACTTCTCAATCTCAGTTCCATTAGATACAACTTATTGGGATGTGAGATTAGCAATCAAAGGTGACACTATGGGTGTTGGTAACATTATATCAACGACAGATGCTCAACAAGTTAATCAGTGGTTGTTAGGAAACGGTACGATGTCAGGATTTGATTACTACCATGCAGATGTAAACGGATCAAACTCATTATCAATCTCTGATGTATGGGGTGTGTTCGGTAGAGTGTCAGGTAGATTCACAGAATGGCCAAACAACGTTGAGGATGTTAAGTTCTTTACAGCGTCTGAGTACGGTACTATCAATGGATCATCAACTAACTTTACTTCATCAATTGCGGGTGTAACTAACTTCACGTTTGAGATCTTACCGGGTACTACATCTGTAACATATTATGTTATGGTTCCTGGTGATGCTAACGGTACAGGTTACAACATGGCTCGTGTTACTCCGATTGAAGTATTGGTTGGACCACTACCAGGTTTGGAGTCACAGATATATAACGTAATTGATACTAAAGTTGAGTATGATTTCCCAACATCAACTATTGAAGTAAATGTTCCTAACATTTCAGTTGAGGCTGGAAACTTGGTAAACCTTCCTGTGAAAGTATTCACAAATGGTGAAGAGTTATCGGCACTTCAGTTCGGTTTGAAATATGATACAACATTGTTAACATTCAAAGGTATTAATTCTTCATCAAATGCTATGGAGTGGATTACTTATGTTAATGCTAACGATGGTCAAGTTGATTGGGGTGGGTTTGATAAAACAAACAACGAACAAACACTTAAAGATGGTGATGAGGTTGTTACATTACAATTTATCGCAAGACAACCACAAAATCTTTGGGAAGAAAGTCCTTTATATACTTCATTGAAGTTTGCAGGAACTGCTCAATCTGAAGATCTAACAATCACACCAACAAACGGAATCTTACAAGTATTGAAAAGTACAATGGGTGATGTAAACGGAAACACAATTGAAGTTTTCCCCAACCCAACTACTTCAAATATTACTGTAACTTTCAAGGTTGATGAAACAACAAATGCTAACCTTTCAGTTTATGATGTGGTTGGTAGAAAAGTAATTACAATCTTGGACGGTCAATTACCAAATGGTCAATACACTTACAATGAGAACTTGGGTCAATTAGAACAAGGTATCTATATGGTGACTTTAAGTTTGGAAAATGAAGGTGTTAAAGTAAGTAAAGTTGTAAAACAATAAACCCAAATAAATAAAAACAAAATGTCAGAAGAAACACAAGAGACAAACGACGGAACATGGTCAGGTTTAAGAAAGACCATCGTTGGTACATTATCAACTGTAATTGCTGGCGGTGGAACTTGGTTAGGTGTAACTTTGTTTGGTGGGGGTAATGACGAACCTGATGAAGAAACGAAAACTGAACAAGCGGCACCTGCCGCAGCACCTGTAGTTGTAAATGTTCAACAAAATCAAGATAACAAACAAAAGGTTGAAAATGGTGGTGGAGTAGTTCGTGAAAGAATTATCGAAAGACCGTCACAACAACCGGCAGCACAACCTGAAAAACCAAAAAAGGTTGAAGAAGAATCTTGGTAATAAATAAACAATAAATAAAAAACAAAAATGGCACAAAAGAAAACTAAAAAATCATTCTTCGTAAGAATGTTTATGGATCAAAACGATATCAACGAGAAATCAATCGTAGGTTTCGGATCATTCTTAATGATGGTTATTTGTCTTGGTGTGGATATCTACACAGGTTTACACGGACAAGAAATGCCGATCAACAAATTTATCTATGATGGATTTTTATGGATCACTTTAGGTTCATTTGGTATCGCATCGGTTGATAAATATTTGTCAGGTAAAAGCCAAACTAACGAAGAAGAAGAAGTAGAAGGATAATGAAAAATCTACTTTACATATTACCATTCTTTTTGATTGGATGTAAAACAACACAAGCCCAGCCCCCACAAACCAGTGGGGGTATTGGTTCTGTTAAAACTGAACAATATCAGGCTGAGTTTGAGAAGAAACAATCAATAGATGTGGTAGCAGATTACGATGGAAAGATTCAGGTTCCGATCCAATTGTTAAAGATTGGTATCAACGAGGAACTATATGAAATGTATCCTGAGTTAAAAGATAAAAGAGTAGGTCTTGGTGTAACAAATATTGTAATTGAATATTTGGAATATACCAACAGATTTATTTTCACTGAAGAAAAGGAAGACATCAAACAAAGAATGATCGCTCAAGACAAAGCATCAGACAAGGGAGTATCTTCAAACAAAATAGAGGTGAAAGGTAATGTTGTATTAGCTAAGTACTTTGTTTATATTGAGGTATACGACTTTAGTGTATCAGAAGATGAGGTAGTTAAAGTTAATGGACAACAAACCGTAAATCAAACTACAAGATTAGGTCTCCAAATCAAATTCGTAGATGCTGAAACAAGCCAAGTGATCGTAGGATCTGGACTTGGTGAAGCAGTAACAATCAAAACTTCATCAATCTTAGGAGACATCAGTGATGAGGTAAAATTCAATCAATCAACAATCGGTATTTCTACAAAGAAAGCTTTAGAGACAGCATCGTCAAGAGTTGTTTCTAGATTAATCACAAAAGGTGTGTTTCCAAATTGAGAAATAAAATAATCATATCGTTATTGTTTGTTTTATTTGGTTTTTTTAAATCAAATGCTCAAACCTATAACTATTCTTACACCGATCCTTGTACAGGAAACATACAAAACATCATAGTCCCCATCAATGGCTCAGTCACGGTGGGGTACTATGGTTTTGTTGAGAACTTTACTCAACAACAATTTATAGATGGAACTTTTGAAACTTGGGCTAACCAAGTTTTTTCACAATATGACGGATCACCTTGTTCAGAGATAGTTGGACTTGGTGGACAAATTAATATCGCACAAGATGTGACACTTAATACGGTTGGACTTTTGAATTCATTATCAGCGTTGATGGATTTATCAAACGGAGCAACAGATTTTTTAAGTGGATCATTGGCTGCGGCATCTAACTCTTCTAATACTGGTAACAACGGTGGGAAGAAGAATGGGAAAGGATCCCAAAATGGAAGTGGAAACAATATAACAAATACTA